TCAAAGTCGCCAGAGTCTTGCTGGTCTTGCTGATTGTTTAGCTCGTTTTCTTCCTGCTTGCGAGTCTCGTCAGCAGTCACCCCATGCTCTGCATAAGGAACGAAGTACTCAGCAGCGATGCGTACTACCTCTGATGCTGCTTTATCAAGGTCGCTCTTACCTGTGAGTGTGCCAGCAACGATCTGTGCAGCATACCCCATTGCAGACTGCCGCATGATTGCTGCCTGACGGTCATCGTTCATCACGGGCGCATTGTTAGATACACCACCAGAACGAACGCCCCTAGGGCTACCGCCGCCGCTATTGCTTCCACCATTGCTACCAGCCTCCTTGATTGTAATATCACTTGATCGAATGTTGTTGTAGGTACGGCCACCGCGCTCCACGGTGTTCACTACGGCCTCGATGACATCACCTTCTGTGATCTGATGCCACTCGCTCCCATGCTTGACGTTGGCGGACGGCTTCTTCTTCTTGCCAAGGCCGTACCACTCCCCGTTGATGTTGATGTTGACGGCGTACTGATTGCCGTACTGATCCTCTTCGCCAAAGTCCTTGACGAATACCTTCTCAATCTTTCCTTCAATAATGCTCTTACTCATTATACCCGATCCTCATAACTATTAGTGCTGATGCCTTTAATGTCTCGCTCTACTTTTCTAATGTCAATAATATACCCACAAGCTTGCAACATGGACAAGAAATCCATCACAACTTCTGTCCAACAAGGATGCTCTTCGTCAATCGTTTTTTCAATATAAGTGTTAGTGTTCTGGTCGTTAATCGTAATTTTCATTCCATTATCCATAGGGTCGTCAAAGGGATACTCTCTCATGTCATTACCTCAATGGGTGTCGGCCCATGTGTCGCCTGATTTAACTTCACCCGCAAGCGGGCATCGTAACTTCAAAAACTTTGTAGCCTCTGCAAATGCTTCGTGTACACTAATAGTATAATCCTCTATGTCATCTTTTGCAACCTCTGCTTGCACCTCGTCATGGATATTTCCTACAAAAGTAACGTCTAGCCCGCGCTCCTTAACTTTTTTGTCTAGGATGCAAAGCACTGCCTTCATGGCTATGCCACCCCCCGATTGGAAAAGATAGTTCAGTGCCTTGTGCTTCATTATCTTGCCTTGGTCATCCTTTCGCATCCAAACCTTACGGCCATCAAGTCCAATCAGGTATCCTCTAGCGGCTGCTTTCTCAACCTTTGGCTTAAGTGTAGAGATGCCAGGGAACACACCTTCTACCGCCTCTATAATCTTCTTCCCCTTCGCCTCTGGCAGATTAAGTATTGAGGCAACCTTGCGAGCAGAAGCGCCATAGACAGTAGAATAGACACAAGACTTCGCCTCATCTCTTGTCTCCACACCGTAGGGTCTACATGCTTCGAGGACTCTAGTGTGCGGGTCTGTACCAATACTTTTGTCCCCGTTAATGAGGGCATCAGTAAAAGCGTGAGAGTTAATGTAGTGCGCTGCAATTCTTAGCTCCAATCCTTCTGCGTCAAATCCGACTAGTTTACATTTACCCCCTCGATGTACAAAGAGACTGCGCATTTCCTTGCCAAAGTAAACCTCATCACTAGCTTTTGGCACGTTCGCAACTACCTTGTGCGTCATACGGCCAGTGTTAGTGCCATTGGGGTTTGCAATAGCCGGCACCCTGCCGTCTTCTCTGCAAGCCTCAATCCATCCAACTATCTGGTTTTTCCGGTGAGTAACCTTGCTGTACTTGGCAAGTTGTTGTCCTACAGTGCTGTTCATCTTGACTAAGTTGGGGCACGGCTCGCCATCTACCTTTATCTTTGGATTCCCTGTCGGCGTGTAAGCCGTAGGCTCCCAACCTAACTGCATCAACCTTGCGCCTACCTTTTGATGCTGGCTGAGTTCTATAATGTGCCAATCCACCTTAGTAAACTGGCCTCCCACGTCCTGACCGATGTCCGCTTGCTTGGTTAGTTTACCATCCTTGCGAAACGGCTTAGTTACTGTGCTTTTTCGCTCATAGTAGTGACCAAGCATTTCCGAGATGGCCGGTTTGATGTCCGCCTCAATCTTCTCTAACTGGGCAACTCTCTGCTTTGCCTGATCCAGATTAAACTGCCAACCCGCACGCTCCTGAGCCGCAATGATCTCAGCGACTTTATGCTCAATACGCATTGGCAGTTTCCAGTCAGGTTTCACCCGCCTACCCCTTTATCATCTTCAGGCTCTTCAATATAAATAGGTGCGCCACCCATTCTACTATAGTATCCGTCGCCTACGTCAATAAAACTATCACCGAAAGTAAAGAACTGTTTTTCCTTTACATCCTCTGGAATCACCAGTACTTCACCTGTGATGTTGCACCGCCACTTGGTACTAGCCCAAACACTAGGGTCAAAAGGACTGCTCATCCTGTTTCTCCCTTCGCTTTGGCGAGAATTTGCTTCGCCTCTACAACTGTCGCCATATCGTTGTATAGCTTAGTCTCGTGCTTAAGTATTTCCTCTAAAGCGTAAATCAGCTCGGCGTTTTCATCCAACAAGTCCTTGTTAAGCAACTGTAGAGTATTAATCGCAGACGCTGCTGCGTGTTCTCCTCTTTCTTTCAAGCCAGCTAAAAGTTTCACGACAGTGCGGGATTTGCCTTTGTAGTCCCTCTCCGGGCAGTCACCGCAACTAACGCCGGGCACTCCGATGTTGTTCCTGTCGCAATAACAATCAGTCATCTCGTTTCTCCTTTTGCGTCCCATTGGAAAACCTCAAAATGCTTTACAATTGCATTATATGCATCAATGTTACCACGTTTCCAGAAATCTTGTCCAGTGCCTGACTCCCAATCGTAGTTGTATGGCTTTTTCTTCTTAACCACGTCCATGCACTCCAAAATAATCCTCTCGGCAAATATCTGAGCTTCGCGCTTGTCCCAATAACCAAGGGCACAAGCTCTTTCCCATCCAACTTGATTGGCCAAATCTTCAATTCTTTTGTTCATGATATACCTCTGTACTTACAACCTGTCCCGAGTCCTAGAACGCAGGACGGCCTTTACTATGCACTAGCCATTTCCTCTAATAGCTTTTTGTAAACCTTCTCACAAAGAATAACATCCTGCCTGCAATAATCAAGCATGTCTTCGTTGAAGTCAACCCATGCGTCCTCTTGCTCGCCATACTCACCCTTGTAGACACCAAGGCGATAACCCCATGCTTTCAGACTATGCGGCCCAACCTTCTGCGGCATTCCCTTCGGTCGCTCACGGTCGGGGTTTAATAGCCGTGACATCACCAGAGTATCAATCACCATCTTAGGGCCAGGAGTCTCATCGTAGCCCAAAAAGTGTCTTTCAACCCATTTAGAAATCACAGGCAAATCAAAAGAAATAATGTTGTGCCCGATAACTACATTATGGTCAAGCATACAAGCAAACTCTATAATCTCGTCTGGCCGAAACTCAGTTACCTCACCTGTCAAGTAGTTCTTTACAACTGCACAGTGAATCGTAGTCATCTTGTCAAGTAGTCCGTCCGTCTCAATGTCAATCACTAGCATTTCAGTAGTCATATTCCATCTGCTCCGCTTCTAGTCTTCCAGTGCTGGGATTCATTCTAAGCACATCCGCAGGGCCAGTAAAGCCCCATTCACGCGACTTCTTAACGTTAAGGCGCATCCGCCCCTTTGTCTCATCTTCTGTTTGCTCTGGCTCAATAGCAACGATGTTAAAGGATAGCTGCTCAAAGCTGCCAGAACCACGGGCCATAGCCGGGTCGATATACAGCCACTTGGCGTCGTGCAGTTCATCCTTGACGTATACCTTCTGGTCAAACCTTTTAATGTGAGCAACCATAATCACGTGACTGCTTGTTGCAGCGCAAAAAGCTGCGACCTCTGATAGCACGTTGTCGATCAGCTTCCGCTCGTTGTCTCGGTCATCGTGTGAGAAGACGATACTAATATGGTCAAAGATGAAACGAGTAACACCTTGGCTGCGATAATAGCGTAGAAGGTGGAGAAGTCGGTTAACGCTGACACGACCAGAAGCACCAAGGCTGATAAACCATGTGCGATCGTTGTTGATAAGAGCATTGTAACTTTCCTCAATCTTGTCCTTTGGGACGATCCCAGTATCTAGTCTGTACCGTGGCAACGGCACATCATTATCAATGGCAATCAAACGTTGGGCTGCCTTCTTTAAGTCTTCCTCTAGGAAAAGCCAAGCCACTTTCTCGTTAGTGTGCTTGATAAGTTCATAGCCAACCTCGGCTACCCAAGTAGACTTGCCAACTCCGGGCGGGGCCATAACTGTCGTTAGCTCTCCGTCTCGAATGCCGCCGATCTTCCGGCTAAGTTCGGGAAATCGCCGCAGATCGTGGCCCTTCTTGATCGACTCAGTTACCATGTCAAGGCTTATGTCAGAGCCGGGGATAATCATTTCAGGCTGGTAATCCTTGGCCCGAGAGACGGCTTTGTAAATCTCGCCCTTCTTGCCCTGCTTAATGGCGTCACAAGCATCCTTGATGCCTTCCGGCCACTCACCGACTTTAAGTTTTACTTCCGTTGAATAAAGGTCAGCAAATTTTTCAGTCGCTTCACCCCCCTGTTCATCGTTATCAAATAATAGGAGTAAGCCTTCAAAAGAAGTAAGATAGTCCCACACTTCACGCTTGTCCAGACCACCGCAGCCTGCGCCATTTGGGAGAGACAGTACCGTATAATCCTTTCCTTTGTCGTGATATGCTTGCCAGACTGCGAGCGCGTCCTCTTCTCCTTCTGTGATAACTGCGAATTTGCCACCTCGCGTAAATACCGACTGACCAAATAGCCCGACATAATCCCCCACAATCTCCATGTCTTTCTTAGTCAGCGCGTTCTTGCGCTTCCAGCCGCCTCCTAGCCCCGCTGGGTAGAAGATCGCCTGCCTGTCTCTTTCGCCGTCCTCTTGACGCACAGCCTGCCGTACTCCGTAACGCTTGACAGCATCAGAGAAGATACCCCTGTGCGAAAGGTCTGCTAGTCCGTAGTCTTTTATCTCTTCTACATTGTACATACTGCTCTTGACTCTACGTTTTTGATAACTCTTTGTCGTGTTACCGTCTAGATAGTTCTGGCTAATGTAGCCGCAATTGCTAAAGCAGTAGCCGCTTCCATCATGGTGAATGCCTACGCTATCTGACCCTCCACACTTGGGGCAAGGCTGGCCAGTCTTTTGATACTTACCCATCGCGCCACCAATTATCATTACGCACTACATCAACCTCTTGATCTTCCCGGTCATCGTCTGGACGTGTTGATTTTTCGTAGCACTCACGGCAAAAATCGTCATACAGTCTAGCCTCTTGCGTAGTCTGCACTCTGTCACAGCATCGGCATCTCATAACATCACGCTCCGGTGCTTCCAAAGCCACCGACACCTCGTTCAGTAGTAGGCAAGCTCGCAGCCTCTACGACATCAGGGGTTGAATAAGGCTGAATAACTAGTTGGGCAATGCGGTCTCCAATGTCAATCTGAAAATCACTGTCACCATGGTTCACCAGTACAACACCAATCCCGCCTCTGTAGTCGCAGTCAATCACTCCCGCCAGGGTATCAATGCCGTATTTTGCAGCCCACCCGGAGCGTGGCCAGATCAGCCCTACTTGGCTAACGGGAAGGGCAACGGCAATGCCTGTTTCGACCGTAAGATACCTACCTGGCTCAACGATAACCTGCTCGGCTGAATACAAGTCGATCCCTGCGCTTTTCTTTGTCCCCCTAGTAGGTAGGGTTGCCTCAGGCATCAATCGTTTAACCTTGAGGCTGTCTGTGGCTTCTAGCGCTGCCCTCATCTCCAGTCGAAGCCACTCTTCCTCCTCAGAGTCCTGCCTAACCCATGCTTCGCTGATCCTCTTTGACCAATAGGC